TTTGCATCAATAAGGTCAGTCGATTCAATATTCCTCTTAGGAAACACACTGAAGAGTGTGTTGTTGGGACTTTGGTTTCCACTTGAACCGACGTTGGCGAGTTTGGATTCAATGATTCTGAAGTCAGTTACTTCAATGTTACCTGAAGGAATACTTCCATCACACACACCAGCAACATCCTGTACCGCGGCGAGGCTGAGCTGGCTGGTACTTACATTACTGACTCTATTGATAACAGGAAGATCTCTAGCTGGATCTGTGTATGAAACTAAGTTATTTGATGTTGAAATTCCAGGCCAAGTGAGACCAGGAACAGTAACTTTACCAGCAGAAGAGATTGAAGCAATTCCAATAAACTGTTTGTCCTCCTGAATGACATCAGCAGTAAAAGTGGAGATTCCACTTGTGCCCTTCACTGACTTAATGTCAGAGAGTTCATAGTTGACAACATCAACAATAGATCTGGCGTTCTCATCAACTCCATCAAACTTGATCTGTTCACCAATGTGGAATTCACCCTTAACATCGGTAATCTTCAGTGAAGTTCCACTACTGACATTCTGTCTCAAGAAACCAGTCGCTCCACTGGATTGACCCTCAACAAAAGTGGGAACATTGAGTGTTACAGCTTGGTTTACTGTCAAGAAAGTGTAAACCTCAAGATCCCAAAGAGACAGGTCCCACTTATTGGCAGAAAGGTTCGTAGCATCGTAAGAACCACCCTCAAGATCGAAGTCATAAATTCTTGCTCTTCCGATTTCAGTTCCAGAAGCAGTAAGAGGATTAGAACCAACTCTCCTGTTTCTAAGAGAAAGCTCATAAGTTGTGTCAATACCAAACTCTGGATTTCCTGTTACGTTATTGACATTGAATGAAGGTCCGAAACCAAAACTGATTGATTGGTTTTCTAAATTCTTTGTGGTTCTTGGTTTATTGAAGTCAACAAGAGTGGTTCCAAGAATCTGAACTCTGTATCCAGAGACATAAGCAGTTCCAGGAGAAATCTTATAGACACCAAGATCATCTGAGGGATTCTGTCCACTTGCTGTGACTTGTCCAGGAAGATAAACACCTCTGTTTCCAATTTGATCGTTGATACTATCCTTCACAGAAGTGATGAATTCTTTCACATAATAATGACCAGACTCCTCAAAGGTTCTCTTGGCCATCTCATCGCCAAGAATGTTATATTCTGTGTCATCATTTACTGTTTTCAGAATGCCATTCTGAACTTCAGCAAGTTGGACAAAGTTGGAGACTGTTTCATCTCTCTTCTTCTTGACCAGAATTGGAGTAATTTTCAGTCTGTCTGCACCAGGTGCTGTGTAGTTATTGAATCCCTTAGAGTTGTCTCCAAGGGAAGGATCAACATCTGCACTGATAATCTCCTCAAGAACATTGAATCCAATCTGAAAACTAGGAGTTCTGGAGTTCTGACTGAGAATGATCAACTGCTCTTCAACATTGACGAAGTAACCTCTCAGGAAATAAACACCAGGAGAGATTGCCATCGCTGCTCCAGCAACGCTGGATTGTTGAACAATCGAACGAGCAAAACCATCACCAGAAGGAATGAATGTGGTGGCATATGTGATTGCCTCGTCTGTCAACAAGACTTCGTTGTCCAGAAAAGTTGCGACTTCAGCATCAGTGTTGCCAGATGCGATATAATTGACGTAGATCGTGTAGTTACCAAGTTCAGATTGCTCATTAGAAAGATAAGTGATGACTTCTGCAGTAACACCACTGGTTGCACCAGTAATCTTCTTGCCAATGAGTTTATCAAGATATAAACTAACAGGAATTCCAAGGTAACTGGTCTCAATCTGAATTCCCTTAAAGTTATTAAGATAAGTCAGGTTTCCAGGAATGACCTTTGCACCCTCTTTGAAGATATGATTACCAAACTGTTCAATCTGATTCTGCAGGATCGATTGCAACCCCGTAAGCTCTCTTGCCTGAACAGGATAAGCTGGTTTGAAAAGAACCTTGTGATAGTTACTTTGAGGATCAAAATCGTCAAAGTAAGGAGCAACATTGAGATTAGTTTCCTGTGGCATGATTTCTTATTAGAATTGCAAGATGATCTTTATGTCTTCCTTTTGAGATGAAGATCTCGTAATTGGTGGTCTATTGTCAACATAGACAATATTTCCCGAATACTTCTTCACTTCTGGGAGTGAAACTCCATTTATGAAGTTCTGTCCAAGGTAGTATGTTCTGTTATTTAGGACTGTTGTGATACCCTGAAAATCATCTTGAATGTCGAGGGCAACCGATCCACCATTAATTGTAAGTGACCCTCCAGTTGCAACGGAAGAAGTGAATCTGAACTCTTCAAACCCATACTGAGGATTGGTGTTATCAGATCCGTCTGTGTTGAAACCAGCATTGGTTCTGTTCTGCCAATACTTCAGAACTCCAGTTGAGCCATCATAGGAAATAACTCTACCAACCGCAGTTGAAGCAACACCAACTGTTTGTGTAATGAAAGAGTCTGCTGTAAAAACGGCTTCACTGTATCCAGTTCCAACAAGTTTCAGTGCATAAACCGCACTTGCCTTATCTTTGGTGAGGAGAGTTGAAGTTCCTTGTTCGATTGGATTTTCACAAATTCCAATTCTTGCAAACTCGTTTCCTGTGATGAAATCTGGGTTTTCAGTGTCGTTCTCAAATCTCGCATAGAACAGAACCTGAAGAGCTCCAAGTTCTCTGTAAATGTCAGCACCATGTCCACCATTGGGAGGAATGATGACATCAAATTCAGCTGAGGTTGAGCCAGCAGGAATTCCAACTTCAGCAAGGTCAAGAGTTCCGTAGGTGTATCCACTACCACCATGGGAAACAGTGACTGTCTCAACCTCAGAGTCATTATTGATAACAACAGTGGCTTTAGCACCATTACCATCACCCTTGATGGGAACTCCAACATAAGTCAAGTTAGCAGTTCCGAGACCAACTCCTCTGTTTCTGATCTTAACAATCTTCAACTGACCACTTGTGCTTGCGTTATCTCTAACAGCAGCATCGGTTGAATTGGTTTCCCACTCATCTGGAACAGGAATGTAATCAGTTGTGTCAAACCTAACAGCTTGAGATGGTTTGATTGTGTAAAGATATTTCCAAATGTAACCATCACCACTGGAACCGGCAGCCCTTGGTTCCAAGTCAGTGAAAGTTGGTTCATCCAGTGAAGGACCACCTTGGAAGTTGTTCTCTGGAGAAGCGTTATTGTCGAGACAGATGTAAACCCTGAAATCACTGTTCAACACATAGTAGTTTGCATCATAGATGTTAAACGAACCAGAAGGTTGTGAGGGATTGTCACGATCAATGTCGTTCCTCCACATGTCATAAGTGATACCAGAAGTCCAAGTGACTTTCTTGACAACCTGTGAAATGTCGGCATCAGCGATCTTCTTCATCGCGATCATTGTGTCCCAATAATCGTTAGATTCGTCGAGGTTATCCTTCGGTGTGGGTGGTTGGTCCGACCAATCCGAAGAGATCTCAGTAGCGTTGGGGAGACCAATCCAAGCGTAATAAGAATTGCTTGTAGTCTGAACTCCAGAAACAAAGTTCTTGGCGTTCAAAATTCTTAGTTGGTCAGTAATTATAGCTGCCATTTGTTAGTGGATTTTTACTTATTTAGTGGGGTTTTAGATGCCTGCTGCATCAAGTCTTGCGAGGATGGCTGCATTTTGTGCTTCCAACTCGGCAATTCTGTCTCTTTGTCTCTTGACGAGGTTGGTCAAGACTGCTCCAATTCTCTCATAATGAACAGAAGACGGACCTTCCTTGTCAAACATAACAAGTCTGGGATCAATCTCAGCCAACTCCTCAGCGATAAATCCAATGAACTCTTCATCGGCAGGTTCCACAAGTGCTGGGTTACCTTGAATTGGATTATAAGAAATTGGTCTTGCCTTCTCAAGGAAGAGATCACAATCAAAATCAGTCAAGTCAGTGATGTTTGTCTTCCACTTCCGAGAAGAAACTTGTCTTCTCAACTTACCAGAACTGGTAACTCTAACGTCAGATCCACCAGATGTGGCATTCTCCCAAACTCCTTCAAATTCGACATATCCTTTACCGAGTTGTTCAATGGCAGGTCTATTACCAGGTGAAGTTCGGTTAAAGATTTGGAAGATTGGATGATCGTCCTCGGATCTTCCTTCTGGATAAAATTCAAACTCATTGTCACCAGAATCGGATTTAATCTTACCTCCCCTCACTTCTAACTTTTCACAATCTACCCTGTCAGTAACATACAGGTCATTATTGGTACTGGTCCTGAAGCAGGTCGTTCCCCCTTTCTGGAACCTAATCTCACCGTTCGATGCGTTGAAGATCGTATCAGTTCCATTAAATCTAATATTGGAGTCTTGACCATTTCCAAAACGAAGTCTGACATTATCTTTGAAGAGCATGTCAGAACTACTGCTCATGGTGATATCACCCGAGAAGGTGATGTTACCAGAACAAGTGTCATTCGCATTACTCCGAAGGAAAGCAGAGGAATCAATGTTGTCTAATTTTCCAGCGTTTGTTGCAAAATCAGCACTATCTGCGTTAGTTGCATTAGTGGCGTTGGTTGCATTAGTTGCGTTAGTTGCGTTGACCGCATTAGTTGCATTGGCAACAGTACTGGAAGTAAGTGCAATGGTTCCAGAGGAGTTGGGGAAGGTGTAAGTTCTATCGGCAGAAAGAGATTCAAAACTCAGGAAACCTTCAATGGCAGTCTGTCCAGACTTGGCGAAACGATAACTATCGGCTCCACTATTACCACGGAATCTGATTTGATCACCACCACTTTCACCAATATTAATATGACCTCCTCCATCACCAGGAAGAAGATTCAAATTATGACTACCCGATCCAGGCCTGACAGTCCAATTAGCCTCTGGACCAGTAATTTGGGTACTTTCAATCTTAAGCCAATTACTGGTTCCACCATTATTCATAAACTGGAAGTTGGTGGCTCCATAATAAGAAGCAACATCACCATCAGTTCTCCAGTAAACCTCACCTTCTTGGTTCTCTAAGTGAACAATGGCTGGGTTATTGGATCCCTCATAAATGTGAAGTCTCTGATCTGGATTTTGAGTTCCCAGTCCCAAGCTGTCTTGGCTTGCTTTATAGAAGAATGTTCCACCATCAACTGAGAGATCTCCTCCAATGGTGGTGGCAGTACCAACTGTCAATCCCTGATCGATGTTAAAGTAACCAGAGACGTTATTGAACTGAGGGAATGTTCCCTCCACATCCAAGTCTCCGGTGATTCTTGCATCACCAAAAACGTAGAGTGGAACATCTGGTGTGATGGTACCGATTCCCAAATAACCATTAGAGTGAACTCTGACTTTCTCCTGATTGCTGATCTTCCAAGTGTGAGCGCTTGCTCGTGACTCAGCAATCACATAGGAACTGTCTTCGAGATCTCTATGATCAATTCTGTTCAGTTGTGAAGATTGTCCAGGTATAATTCTTACAGTCTCATTTCCACCATTGGAGACAACAAGTTTCGCATCAGGATTGGTGGTGCCGAGGCCAACATTTCCACCATTCTCAATACTTACAAGATGATTTGTGTTATTTACAGTACCACTATAGAAATCATAATGGTTAGCTTGGAAGACGAGAGGATCAAAAGCTCCTGCACCTCTATTGTAAGAAAGGATTGCTTGTTCTCCAGTACTAGCTCTGTTCGCCTTCACCTCAAAGGAGTGACCATCGTTCCTTACAGAGAAATCACTATTTTTATCTGTGGTTCCAATTCCAACATAATCAAAGAATCCACGCTCAATGTCAATTCTGTCAGCAAGATCAATCGTAACATTATCAGACTGACCACTGAACTCAAGGTTGGTGCTGCCTGGTTTAACGTTAGTTACGATTCCCGCATAGACATTCGTGCCATCTCCAACGATGTCATAAATTTCGTTGAAGTTGTCATTAATAATGTCTCCACCATTTCTTATCGGATCACCAGTTCCGTCATTGGAAAATGTTCCGAGATTAATTGTTTGCTTTGCCATTACTTCGGGTCGCTAACTGCTGTTTGATCCTCAAACTTTATTTATCCACTATAATCTTGATACTCTTTAAAAGCGAGACGGTTCTGTCTGGTAATTAGAGGACAGGTGCTCAAACCAGCAGCTCCATTATCACCAAAATATGTGTAAACCTGAGGAGTAAATCTTGGACCAAGATCAATCTTACCCCAACTGAACTCTCCAAGATCTGGATTCGTGAAGATTGTTCCAGCAAGAGCAACTCCATCATCATTATCAAATTTAACAACAATGGTGCTAAAGTCAGTCTGATCTGTGTCAAATGTGATTGTTCCACCAAGAGAAACTCTACTGAAGACACGAACAACAGCGGTGGTTCCAACACCAGTGACATTAGTTTCAAGATGTTGCATGGAGTCAACTTGCCAAACACCATCCAAGTAGGGATCGGTGACGCAAATAATTGTCTCATTGTCTCTCATTCTGGGTTGCATTCTTCTTTGCTGAACCAGAGCTCCATTAGTTTGACTCAGAACAAAGAAGTCACCAGTTGAAATTCCACTAATTGATGTTGCGGATGTTCCAACAATCTTCTCATCTCTGAGAGGAGAGCCAACAGGAATGTAGAAGTCAAAGAGGAAGAAAGCCTCATTAGCACTCAATGTGGTCAGTGCCATTCCAACAATATTACCATTATCACCATAATAAGCTTCAACATCAACCTTCTCACTGACAACCTTAGGAGGTTCAATGAGGACGTGAGGAACTCTTGTGTAACCAACACCAGGATTTGTCACCGTGATTGACTCAACAACACCATTCGAAACAACTGAAGTCGCCTCAGCTCTTCCTTCGGTTCCAATTCCAGATGGAGTTTCAAATGTAATTGTTGGAGCTTGAGTGTAACCAGATCCAACATTGTTGATAATCACATCAGTGATCGTTCCATCGAACGCCAACAGAGCTGTTCCAGCTGCACCAACAACAACAGTTTGAGTGTTGAATCTTATACTGTTCTGATAATCAGGTTCCAGAGGAGTTGCGTTATCCTCATTGACCGCGTTGAACATTGGTCTCAGATGGTCAACATAAATTTGAGTCGAACCAAGACCAACGGACTGAATCACAGTTGCTGTTGGGAAGAGAGATGTCTCAAAGAGTTCTCTGTCTTTACCAGCGACAGTTCCATCAATGACCTTGTCAACTGTGGACTTACACCAATTAACAGGTCTAAGCAATGCACCAGTCGGATCGATTCCAGGACCAGTGTAAGGTGTGGTGTTGACAAAGTCAGTGGAAGGAACAAGAGAAACAATTCTCGGATCCTGGCCAGCGATAGAGATGGTCTCATCACGATATCTTGGAATCTCAAGAGTGTCACCACGTTGAACTGTCTTAGGAACTCTGGTGAATTTGGTGTCTAATCCAGGAGTTCCCTCAAAGAAGAGAATCAGTGAATCTTCACCTGGTTCTGGTGCCTTTGTAAAGGTAATGAATGATCCACCCTTAAAGTTATAAGCAACTCCTGGTTCTTGGAGAACATTACCAATAAAGACAATCAGAGTGTGATCCAGGTCAATGTTGACTCCCTTATCTTTATCAATCGCGGAGTACTCTCCTTCCAACAGAAGTGGGAAAGAAGTACGCTTACCATCAAAGAACTTAGTGATAGAATCATAAACCTTAAGACCACCAACAGACCAACCATTAAAACTTTGATCTTTGATTGACTCAACTTCAAGTTGGAACTCATTGAATGTGACAGAGGTGTCTGTGGGAATTCCAGTTGTTCCACCAATCTCAACGGTCAGTTTTTCCAAATCTCTATAACCATATCCAGATCTGTTAAGAACAAAGTTAATAATGCTGGAGCCCTGTCCGACAACAATATCAACAACAGCACCAGTTCCTACTCCAGTGGTTGTTTCATCACTGTAGATCAGAGGAATGTTGGTGTAATTGAGAGGTGCATCGATGACAACTTCAGGTGGATTGGTGGATGTGTAACCAGTTCCTGGGTTGGTGATCGCGACGCTCACAATGTGACCACCACTGACGGCCGCTGTTCCAATAAATTCAATATTTGGAACACCATCACTGTAGGTCTGAACACCGACATTGATGAAGGTTTGGATTCCAGGACGGTAACCAGAACCAGAGTTTCCAATGCTGATGGAAGAGATGGTTCCCAATCCAGAAACAACTGATGTTCCACCTGCGGAAACCAAGGGTTGATAACCAAGACCCTGAGTCATTCCAAGTGACACAATAACTCCACCAAGGGGAAGACCAGCTCTGTTTGGATCATAACTCAGAATGTCTGAAGTTCCAAAGAACTGAATGTCAGTGTTACTTCCATTCTCAAACATTGTGTAACTGGACTTCTCGTAATCCGTTCCACCAACACTAATTGGATCGGGTTTCTGGATAATTCCATCAACCATAATGACAGCGTTATCCGATGACATTCCAGAAACACTATTTCCAGAACTCTTCAGAGTGAAATTAGTTGTAATTCCATTGAAAGAAGATGAGATATCATCAAACACATAGTTATGATCGTAAGTCTCATCTGAAGAGTTGATAGGAGCAGTTCTCAAGAACACTCTTCCTTGGAAGGTGGAACTGGTTGTCAAACCAGTAAAGTCTCTCAACTCAGGATCACCACCAGTAGTATTGACAGGGATCTTACCAAACGGAGCATCAACAAAGTTGATATTGTTATTGACAATATTATAATTACCAACCATCTTCCTCACCTCAGTGCCAGCTGAGTGAGACGCAAGAACGGTTCCAAGTTGTGCTCTCAATACACTGATGTTATTTGTGACTGAGTCAACTGCTGTGACAGTCATCAACTCTTCGCGAACCTTGATGATGTCACCAGCGAAGAATGACTGAACACCAACAACAGAAAGTTCTGACGAGAAAGTGACACCATCCTGAAGTGCTGTTGTGATTCCAGTCCGAGAGATTGGGGACTGGATCATGTTATCAAGAGCAACCAGAATCTTGGAGTTCAGATTAGTTGAGGTGAGACTGTGAGAAACACCAAAACCAACTGTGCTGAAGTCAAGAACTTCAGGAGTCGGATACTTCAGAGCTTTCTCTGCAGATGTTGCTAATCTGATTGTCTTGTCATCAACCTTGACAGCATAAACTTGGTGAGGAAGATATTCTGTGTTACCGATTCCAGGAACATTGGTTGTGACAATTCCAATTGCTTGAGTTGTTCCGGTTCCAGCGTAAGCGTATTCCAACAACTCACCAGTTTCGAAATAGTGGTTTGGAATCTCAATTGTGTTAAACTGAACATTAACAATTTCAGAATCATTACCAATGAACTCCTTACGGAAGATTGGAATATCATTATGCTTCAGTTCAAACTCTGTTTGTGGGTCAAGCTGAGTACCTGTATAGTTTCCACTCTGACCACCAATGATGGAAGAATTCAGATCAATATCATTGGGAGATCCATTTCCTGAATCAATCTGAAGTTGATTCTCATAAACAGTAACATCAACTGCGACATTAGCAACAGGTGTAAACTCAATGACAATGAACTCACCATCTCTTCTTGTTCCAACAGTTCCAATTGTTCCACCAGTTCTGATGTCACCAAAACGAATGTCATTGATCGGAACTTCATCTGTCGCCGCCAAGACTGTGAGGTCAAAGAGTTCCAATTCGGCGTTGGTTGTGTCAGTCAGTTGAACTGTCAGATAATCAGCCTCATAAGGAGTTGTAAAGGAAGCAATTCCAACTGCAGTGGGTGAAGCAGTGGATGCAATGGAAGTTTGAGATGCATTCAGTTTCGCAACTTTCAAAGTTTGGGATCCACCAGTTCCACCAGGAGATGATCTCAACTGAGCAATATTAGCAATAACGTTGACATCATTGGTTCCACTTGGGTAGAAGGTGATAACAGTTGATCCACTGCTGTTGGCTGCACCAAAGGTTCCAATGCCAGGTGTGTAAGCATTTGTCTGTTGTGCAGATAAATTATTACTCTCCTCAACAGTGTTGATAAACACACTCAGAACTTCACTTCCATCATTGATAAGATTGACTTCTGTTCCAAATGCCTCACCGGTTTCATCATCAACTGCAAGAGCGTGAATCTTTGCTGATCTGTATGTTGAAGGAATCGTAATAACTTCAACAGAAGATCCACCAGTTGCGGTAACAGCCTTTGAATCAAATCTGACAATGTTTCCAAGACTGATGTTATTCGCCGCAGCGTCATCAATGGTCTCAGAGAAACTCAGAGTTGTAATATCATATCTGTTGATAGTGAAGAATGTTGGGAAGAACGAGAGCTCTTGATCAGTGGTATCAAGATTAATTGAAATGTCAAATGTTCCAAGATCAACAGCGGTCGAACTGACTGCATATTCACTCAAAACTTTTCCATTCAGAGTGGCAAGAATTGCCATCTGAGTGTCATTCTGGAACTCTTGGTCGGTAACAAGAGCGATGATCTTATTATAGAGACGAGAAGATGGAAAAGTTGCAACAGTAGAGAACTGTTCAAGTCTCTGATTTGAGTTGAAAGTATCACTAAAGTCATCAATTCTGAGAGCTCTGTTTGTGATGGACTTGGTGTAATCCGTCAGAACCTTATTATCAAAGTTGATTACATTACTGGTAACAGTTCCATTGATTTCAACGGTGTCCTCAGAAACATTATCCCAAGAATAATAACAATTCAAATCAGCAGAACTCTCAAGGTCAATAACCAGATCCGCTCTGGATGCCGCAGGTTGAACAACTGCAGTAAAACCAGCTTCTTTACTTTCAATCTGGAGATCACCAAACTTTTGGAATCCAGCAGTGTGTGTCATCGCACTCACAGGATCGTTCCAAGTGCCATAAGGGACTTGAGACTTCAGTGAGTAAGAGAAGTTCTGATAATATTCATTGTTAGGAAGTTTCTGGAAATCATTATTGAGAACACCAGAAACTGACTGCCAACCATGAATAACAGTAGTTCCAGCTCCAGTAATGATCTCTGCCTGGTCATCTGTTGTTTGTTCAATAGTGCCAACTGCTCTCGAAACAACACCACGAATAACCTCACCAACTTTGAAGTCATCCTTTGAGAGAACTGTTAGAGTTTCGGAGATGTCAATCCAATCTCTTACAACACCAGTCAATCCAGTCGTCTCAGAGACAACCTGTTCACCAATAGCAAACTGAGCATTTCTAAGTCGAACGCTAAATGTTGCAAGGTCTTTCTCATTGCTTATGTTTCCATATGTTTGATCAACTATGCAATTACCTGCAACTTGACCAGCTTTAATAACTTTCGACAAGTCATATTCAATGTAAGCATTTGCTCCACCAAGTTGGAAATCAATGTCAGTAACTTCAAAGAATTTGTAACCATGATCTGCTGAGTTATAACCCTTACCTGTTGTTCCAACTCCAACAGAACCAATTGAGATTCCCTCAACAATCACACTATCACCAACTTCAATTGGATAATTGGTGGGAGTCACACTGAAGGTTCTGTCAAGGAATGCTCTCGCTCTTCTTGTCGAAGAATCGAACGAAGCAGAGAGAATTCCAACACCATTTGAGTTTTCTGTCGGAACGACTCTTGGTGTCGCTCTTGACATGAAATCTGGTTGAGTAATGATCTTTACTTCCTTGCCTCCAAGTTTGTATGTGGAATCAACATCACTGAGAACCTCTTTAGTTTCACCGTCAATGAAAACGAGTTTGGCTGGTCTGGTGTAATTTCTACCTTGAGAGGAGACTCCAACAAAGTCAAGTTTAGCACTGGCACTCAGGGTCAAACGCTCAGGAACATTGGAGACAAGTCTCATTGTCTCATCACTTGGGTAATCGTAACCAATGTCAGTGAACTGAGTGTTCTGAATGATTCCAATATTGTTACTTTCAGGAGTAACGAGAGCACCATTACCACTTACACTTGCAACTGAAGTGATTCCAGGAAGAGAGTTAAAGTTAGTTCCTCCATTTTCAACGAAGAACGAAGCAATTGGACCAGACTCATTCCTAGAGTTAGTAATATAACTAAATTCGGCTGATTCTTCGTTATATCCAGGTTCTGTTGGTTTTGAAACAATCGAATAAGTGAAGGAAGTGCTTCCAATTCCAGAAATTGCAGTATTTGTGGAATATGGACTCTTAACAATCTCAATTTGGTTATGTCCAGCCACCGTTCTGTCAATTACGGCTGACAATTTGTTTACTGGGGCAATTTGAGCATTTACTGGAATGAAATTGTAGAAAAGTGAGTCGGGAATGTCGTCTACACAGTCAACTTCCAACTTAGCATCAGCACTGATTCCAATTTGACCAGTTTTGGTGACATTAAAGACCTCGGAACCTTCAGTTTTTACAAATTCCTTCTGATAATTACTATCCTTGAAGATTTCCATCTCAAAGGCTGAATAATTCTCACCAACGAAGTTGAATGCCAATGATTCATCGGAAAGATTGAATCTGACAGTGTTATTTTTGTTTAGAACAACACTTGGATTGATTCTGGAGAGTGTACCACTTCCGGTTGAAGTGATATTGACACATTCTTCTGTTTTTATCTGATAAAGTTCATTTACAAGTCTAATCTTGTTTCTCTCGTAGATGAGAACATAATACATCTCTTGATCGACAAGACCACCAATTGGAGATGTCTCAGTATAGATGACTCTGTCTCCGGTTTCAAAATATCTAGAGGAGAAATTGATGGAATTTTCATTTACATCAACATCACCAGAAGAGAATGTTCTTGGGTCAAACACAATTCTTCTATTATACTCATTATAGATAACATCAACGTCAATAACTGTTTTTGGTTTGACTTCGATATCAATTCTGTCAGAGACTTGGAGACTGTGAGTAACTGCAGTCGAAACTGTGACGACATTACTGTCAACTTTAACCCTCAAGTTGTTTATGAAGTTAGTTGTGAAACTATGAGTGTCTCCAGTTCCTACATTTGTGAATGATAACAGCGAAGTAGTCGTGTTAACACCAACAACCGCCCCAGTTGAGCCAATTCCGATCTTATTGGACGAAATTCCAATGAAATTATCATCAAATTTGTAAACATAAAGTTCGGAGAAATCGGTTAGACTCTGATAAGGAGAGCCATCCAACCCATTCCACACCTGAATTGTTGTTCCACCATTGGTTTCGTAAGAAATCTCATCATTTAGGGCAAGTCCGTGGTTTCTGAAGTAGATTTGCTTGGGTTTGATGAAGATTTGAGTTTTTCCGGCTCCAGGATTCGCAAAAGTGATTGTGTTTCCAACTCCAGTTCCAGAAGTTGTCCCAAGACCAACACTTTCTGCAGGGTCAAAGTAAAGTTCGGTGTCAAGTTTGACATTTTTGGAGGTTTGAATCCCAGCACTGAACCTAAATTCTCTCGATTGCTCGTGAAGAACGGTTCCGAGAGTGTGTGCAGCACCAGTTGTGCCGTTTTGAGCTCTCAAAACTCTAATTCTGGACCCAATTCTGTCAATATTGAGAACTTTTACACTTTCATCGTCGATTTTATAAAAATTATTTGGTAAAATCTTACTGAAAGTGCCACTAACATCGAAATATGACACATTTTCATCAGTTGTTGCGACACCAGTCCTCAAAATAAGAGAATTTGTCACAATTCCGACCCTGTAACCACCACCAAGACCTGTATAATCTGTCGAAAGTCCAGAAATTGTGACAAAATCGTTAGTTTTGATGCTATGCGGAGTGGTTGTTAGACCGATAAATTCCTCAGCCGATTGATGTGGGACGATTTGGACATCTGAATATTCAGATGTCGCAACACTAATCCCATTAATCTCTTTTCCTTCGATGAATGAGACACTTGCAGAGGCGTTACTTCCAGTTGTCTTACTGTAATCGAAGACAACTTTATCTCCAATCTTATAATCATCACCACCAGTGAAGATTCCAATCCTTGAAACCTGACCAATAGAGACAGATTCAACTTGTGCAAACTGTGCTTTTTCCTTTGAAGAGTCGATTACATAATTGTATCCACTATGATCGTCCCCAATGTGATAATTGGAGGTGTTTCTGAACCACTCTCCTTTGAAATCATATTCAGATTGAGTCCTGTTCGACTTGAAGTTTTCAGGATTAGGTAATGAGTTATAAGTATTACCAATCAAATAAGGGAAAGCTGGTCTTCTGAATCCAGCATAAGGTCCATCAGTGTCAATCGTTTCACCATAAGTGGCAAAATAAGCATAAACACCACCAGGGAAATCTGGTGTGACACAAAAACGACCATTGTGGATGTCAAGATCACCAGAATCTTCAAAGAGATAATCACCAGAAAAGTGCCCTGAGGGAAAAACAGAGTATGGAGGTCTGTTATCTGGATCTTGCAGGGTGGTATATCCACTCTTCATTTGTCTAATCTGACCAGATCCGTCTCTGTTACTGAAACCATAAGGACCATAGATGGGGTTTCCATCATATGCCCAACCAATGATTGGAGAGTGATCTGAGTTTGTGAGCTCAGCTCCAGAGAAAACTTCAAGATCCACTTTCGAGAAGATCTTTTTGGAACCAACACCAGTGTCACTCGACTCAATCGGGTTGAGAATTTGTCTCAATTTACGAGGAGCTACGATACTGACATACTGAAGTGACTCTTCACTGATGTTTGTTGCAAGAAGTCCATCATCAGGACCAATGCTGTCAAAAAATTTGTTGAAGAGATTGACATCCCAGTTCTGAATGTTTGCATAAAGATTAGCGTTGATTCCAGGGTTTTCAACTCTAATCTTTGTTTCCTTGGAATAACCAACACCACCATTAACAACAATGACTTTTTCCAAAAATCCAGTGTTGGTGATGATCGGTGTCAGTTGGGCAGCCTCACCTTCACCCTCATCCTCAAAGACAAGTTTCGGTGGAGCTCCATATTTGTGTCCAGGTCTTGTGACATTGACCTCAACAATGGTACCATTGTTAATAACAACACTGACCTCTGCGTTCTCACCCTGTTCAATGAACAGGTCTGGTTGTCTCTCCAGGTTATAAACAGTTGATGCACCATAACCAACACCACCAAGAACTCTGTCAACAGAGAAAATCTCACCTCTAACAATTGGTTGAACCACAGCGTTGAAGTCCTGGCCAGTCAGAGTTGAGACTCCAGTGACACCCTCAACTGTGACTACAATTGGTTTGTGATTGAACGACCCATTGCCTCCAGAATCAATCTCAACGTAGATGTTCTTATTCCAGAACTCATCTCTTGCCGTTGACCCAATTCCAACCTCAACAAGCTGGAATGTCTTATTATCAATTTTGGAAACGTAATAATCCTTATTCGATTCAAGACCCTCAACAGGAAGAGTTCCAGGAGTATACTGGATAACATCTTTGTTGTTGTATTGATGATTGGGGATCATTATTCGATTCAGAGCTGAGCTAATTCCAACTCCCTTTACTGCGTCAAAGTCAGGAATCTCTCTCTTGTTGTTGGTGTAGTTACTTCCACCGTTAGCAACAGCGATCTTAGACAAAACTGCCTTCTTCTCAGCAGCTTGAAGAGTATGAAGACCAATTCCCAAAGTGTTACCAAGACCAACAGTGTTGATTCCACTGACAGCATCATCTTGGTTGTTATAAAGTTTTACTGTGTATGCATCTTCAACTCCAACATAGTAAGAGGCATTAGTCGAAAGACCAACAATTGCAATACCATCATTCGTTTTATAAACAACTCTCTCATAATCTCTAAACTTGTGGAAAGTTGTAAATCCGATTGTGTTATCGGCAGCACTTACAACCTGATTGTCATTTGAGTTGAAATTGACTTTATGGACAATCTTGGCCAACTGAGCCGAAAGAACTGCACCAGAACCATTACCACCAGTTAAGTTAACCGTGGGGACATCTATGTAATCGAAACCAGTGTCAATGATTTGAATCTCTTCGACCGAACCCTTAACGGAAATCGTTCCTGTTGCTCCAACTCCAACACCCTTAGGATCCTGGATGTTGAGGATTGGTGGAGTGGTTACATCATAACCAGATCCACCAGCAAGGGGAGTAATTTGAGTGATGGGACCAGTAAAGACTTTATCTCTTCCTTTGTAGTTCTGAATCTCAACACCATTGACAAACATCCCGATTTTGCCAGGAAGAGTCAAAGTGTCTTCGGGTCTCTCAGGAGTTACTGGATCAGTAAATTGTTTGATGATTGGTTGTGCATCAAGACCTTTACCAACAAACGGATAGTATGTGAGTGTGTTATCTTCAACCAACACATCTGTAGTAAGTTGGACAAAGACACCAGCATAAATGTCAGATCTACTTCTCGAAAGTGAGAACTGATTTTCATTAATTTTGTAGATGTAATAAACACCAGTGTCAACACCCCTGAATTTACTCTCAATCTGTGTCTCTTCAATGAAACCATCTGGAGTTGTGCTGGTGAGTGTAATGGTCCCAGGAGAGTAGAAAACACCATCACCAGTGAAGAATCCATGATCTTCAATTGTGATGATTGTGTTGCTAACGTCTTGACTTCCAAATGTAATTTGTCTGTTGTCTGGATTTAGAGGTGTGTTGGGATAAGTGGGGAGTGAGTTAGAAGCAACAAGAACATCACCCTCAAACTGAGTGTAAGTATTGAGGACATTTGTAAAGTAATCGTTGATCTGTGGATAATTAGTGGAATCACCTTTGAGGGGAACGTTGGTAACAATCCAGTTCTCATCGGTGTTGATTGGTTGTGAGACTTTAACTGCAAAAGAGTTACTACCAAAGACACGAACAACGACACCATTGGTGTCTACAGATCCCTTTACATTTTCAATGACAACATTGAATTCACTTTTGAGGAAGTGGGGATCATAAGTGTCGAATCTATATGTTCTTTCAGTTTCATCAATAACCTCAACTTTCTTGATGTTCCAGAAAACTTTAGCGGAAGAGAACCAGTTTTGGTTTCTAATAGTCTTCGACTCTAAACCAATCGACTGAATCTCAAGTTTCTCTCCCTTCCTCATGAAGCGAGTGTTATCATTTCCCTTATATCTCTTCAGGGCAGAACAGATCCTTACAGTAACTTTCTTGGTGTTATTTGGTCCAGTGAAAGCATAAGAAGTAGATTTTAGTCTAATCTCAGATTGGTCAGCAATAGTAGAATTCAATCCACCAACACCAGTGAATTGATTAATTGTCTTCCCAGTGTATGTGAGATGAAGAGAACTTCCATCAATATCGACAATAAAGAGTTCACCCTCACTTGGGAACCCAACTGTCGAATCCACATCAAGGAATGTGGAACCTGCTGGAGTCTCACGCAAAACAATTGTTTTTGGTTCAACCTGAAACTCACCAAAGATCGTACCCTGAACACTGATGTCTCTTTGAAAACCACTATCAACACTGATTTGGAAATACTTTCCAGGATACTCTTGACTGTCAATCGGTACAACATTGGAAACAGAACCTCTTGCCCCAGAGATCTCTTGGTTAAGAGTGAAGTTTCTGAGATCCATTGGATCTCCATCAATTGCCTCAACTACAAAATCTTTAGTGATCTTATAATCTGCATTGGAAGGACGGAGAAGATACTGAGAGGGATCAATAACCTCAACATCCAATCCATAAAGTGCTCTGAATAGAATCTCAAAAGACTGCTCAGTCCCCTTTGTCTGATAGAAACTTTCAACACCATAAAGGAAGTTTCTCTGATCAAGTTCAGAGTAAAGAGTTCTGTCGTCGAAACCAGGGGCAATCTGTGTTTTCAGTTTCTTGAAGAACTGTTGCAAGAACAGAACATTCAGGTTCTTAATCGTTGCACCTTTCTTGTGTGTTTTTGCAGTGGTTTCCGTAAAGGAGAGTTTGTCTCTAACTGGTCCCTCATCATAAGAGGTAACTGCAGAGAAACCCCTTGAACAATTTTCAAATGTATCTTCTGTCTTATATTCGTAATAAATGATTTCCTCATCAATCATGATGAGACCATCTCTCTCTGGGAAACCATAAGTGAAGTTTCCAGAGGGGGCTGCGGTGATTGTTCTGGTGGTAAAGTTTAGATCCTTCGCAAGAACTGTAGTAGTTTCAAGCTCAAAGAGTGCATCGACTTTGACATACTTGTCGAGATTCTGCACCAGGTCAAGGGTGGCACCCTCATATTCTTGAGAAACATAATATTGCTCAAGAAATTCAACCAGAAGAGGAAAGTCTTCTCTAACGTAGGTTGGGAGTTGACTGGATACTCGACTTTGGAACTTGACTCTATCTGCAGACATTCTTTATTATCGGGTGAGTGAACCGTTTGAGTAACTAGAAGTTACAAAGTAGTTGCTACCAGAGACATCTGCCCCTGAAGCGATTTCGTCAGCAACCATGGTAACTGACAGTTTTGAGTTATCAAGCTGAAGATAAAGGTCTTGAAGACCAATAACATCATTTGAGTAAGGTGTTGCCGAAATCTCAATAAGGTTTGTTCCTCTTTTGACTTCTGTTGAGAGAATGTTAACTGGATTGAGTTTAATCTCTCCTTTCATGTAATCAATAGTGCCAAGACCTCTCTTGACAATCACAGGTTCTGTTGGTGAATTCAACTTGAAGAGGAAGACTTGACCAGTCTTCATATCAGCTGCTGGAGTGTCACCGAGATAAACAGTTCCAGAAATGCCACTTACTGTGAAACCAGACGATTTAATGTTGTAACCATCTTTACTTGCAATGTGGAAACGATTACCAAAACAAATCTCATATTCAGCAAACTGATTGAGAAGTGCTTCCATGTCTCTTCTCATCGCCACAGTGGTGATGTTAGAGGTAATGGACTCATGACTATCATCAATAACCTTCTGGAATTTACTATATTTAAACCTTGCCCCAAACTTATTTAACTCAGTAGAATCAGAGTAAATTGTGATGTTACGAACAATCGAATCCTTCACAAAGTTAGAACTTGGAGCCGATGATGTGTTGTAATATGCAGTTACTGTCGGCTCAAGATAAAGATATTTAAGGTCAATAATTTCAGCAACAATTCCAGCACAAGAATACTTTCTCAGGTCTCTTTGGATGTTCTCTTTGATATTGGATGACAGATAAACACCATTGAGAGGTTTGATACTCACGAACACCTTACCAAAGGCAGGAGGATCAAGTTCTTCTCCACCAAAGGCAGAAACAGATTCAGTTTCAGGATAGATAACAGGAACCAGTGATTCATAATCAGCTGCGGTGACTGCTCTGTACTGAGAGGAATAAACCTGAGGAGCATACTTTCTTACAGACTCGGTGCTTTCAATTGCAGCTCCACCACCAGAAGGATCATTGGTTGAAATAATTGAGATCCCACTCGACACAGATCTCTCTTGGTTGTCTACCAGTCTTCCAGAGAATAGGAAGTCAGAGACTCCATTTCCTTCTTGACCATTTGATGTAATGTAACTCACTTCAACGAAGTTGGGTTCTTCCAACCTGACACCAAATGTTCCATCACCAAAGAGAAGTTCATATCTCTCATTGGGTGATTCTTGAATGAAGTAAGCAGCTGTTGATGCAGTTACATTAATAAGTGAGTTGAACTGATTAAACTTTCTGGAGATTGTGGAAGTCTCGGAGTCTCTCACAATGACACTCATGAGTTTAGTGTCAATTCCACTGTTTCCAAGAATAAATCTTTGGTTGGGGTTTCTTGAGTCAACGGAGAAGGTTTCTTTAACAAAGGTTCCTTCATAAATTTCAATTCCTCTGAAGGATGCCAATCCAGTTGAATCAACAGGAACAGTGATGTCGTTAGGAATACAGAAGGTGTAAGTGTTCTTTCCAAAAGACTTTGTACTAACAGCAACAAGTCCAGCCTTAAGTGTCAGTGTCACTGCAGTGGTGTTGGAAACATCCACACTAAAGGATACGGTTGCAACTGAAGATGTTCTCGAACGAGGAACATAACCAATGTTTCTCGCAAGAGATACCACATTCTCCCGAAGAGTGGCACTATCGATGAACACCTCGTTCGTCACCATGTTGGCGTTGTACGAGTTGATGTAGGTGTTATATGCTAACGTGTCGATGATTGTTGTGAGGTTAGACCCCTCAAAATCATAATCAGTGAAGTTTGAGTTTGATCTCAGATAATCCTTGATGGATTCTTTTATCTGGTCAAAATCGACGTTACTAAAATTAACTAGAGGCATTGACCTTACCTTGTTGGAACTAATGCGAACTGAATCTCTTGTGCTGGAACAAGTATTCCAACGATGTCATAACGAATTACAACATGAAAAGTATGACTGTCTAAATCTGCTTCAACTTCAACTTTACGAAGTTTGACCCTCGGTTCATAACGATCGACTGTGTATTCAATTTCTCTTTTGATCGAGTTGGCTGTCAGACTGTCAAAGTTCTCAAACAAGAGAGCAGAGACACGACAACCAATTTGAGGATTAAACGGTTTCTCACCAGGAACAGTCAGAATCAAATTACGAATTGAACGAGCAATTGCATTCTCATTCTTCAACCCAATAAGATCATCATTGATAGGATTAATCTTAAACGTTGCACTGATGTCTCTGAAAGCAAAACTCTTTCTTTCAGTTGGAATGAGAGGCACGATTATCCTTACAGCATTTCTCAATTATTTAGAAGGGTAAGCAAAGAAAAAGTTCTGTAGGATTTCTCCCACAGAACTTATGAATCTCATTTACGTCCTTGGCCTCGATAAGCTTTCTTTCCACGAAGTTTGTAGGATCCTCGCTTACGATGGCCGTTACCAATTGAGGTTCGTTTATTTCGGTCACCCATAATGTGACCGTCTTTATGAGTGTGTACCTTAGCGGTACTCCAAGTCATTGCCATTTAGTTGGTTTCCTCTTCTGTGTCGTCCCATTCAAGTGTAACCCCTAGAGGTTCCTTTGTCAAATCTGTGATCTCATACATGAAGTGATCACTTGTTTCAATTCGTCTCTTGTTTTCGACAGAGTAAACAGTGGTGTCAATCTCAAACCCAGGGTTCTTATCGATTCGATTGAATGTCCAAGCGTCATCAAACCAAATGATTCGATTATTTGGATAAGCGTAATAATTGCCGTTCTCCATCTTGAACAGGTGAGCACACTTGTGTTCGGGTGTCTCAGAGAAATTCAGGTCAGGAACACCTTTGTTCTCCCAGGACCAATCCAGAGTGAACATGTAAGTTCCCAACACCTTCTTTCCATCAGGACGAATGAGTTCAGCATTCAGTCCAGCCAATCGATGTCTTCGTTGAACATCAATGTAAGGTGAGAAACAATCCCAGTACATTGTATCTTCAAGAGGTTCGATTGGTGCATCTGGTTTCCAACAAAAGGCGTGTAAAGGACGACGAGTCCAGTTCACACCATTCTCAAGAAACGCCTCAAAGAGTGGAACTCTCTTTTCGATACTTGCGACACAGTGAACATCACACCTGGTAACTTCTCCATGTCCCTTCTTGTGATTGAAAAGAAACTCGTTACGAATGTAACAAGACCAATCAGGTAAACTGTGGTTTAAGTAAGCCAATCCCTTTCTCCTGGAAAATAATAATCAGTGAGTTCTTCGTCCTTAATTATATCACGAATTGCATACAGTTGTCCTGTACTACGTTCGTAAGATACATTCGGATGATGTGAATGATTAATGTAATACTGTTGACCTAACCGTTGTAGATCATCATCAATCCAATAACCATTATCATCATAATAAGTCATCTTCTTGAGATAGTTCTGTATTTCAGGAGACACATCAGTAATCTGAATACATCTCTTTGGTTTAAAGATAACAGTGTCTTTTGGAATATCAACTAAAGAAAAGACACCTACCCCGTCACAGACTTTACTGGGAGCGAGATAAGTGTACACAGTCAGATTATACATCCTTAACTCAAATAATGCGTGTCTTCTCGTGACCAACACGAATTCGAGGATCACACCAGATCTCAAATCCAGCTTCAATGGCATCCAGACAGAAGGAAACGTCTTCACCACACATGTCCTGAACAGCCCCAGACTCAAACACCTGCATCTTAGGTGCGAACCAAGGATACTTCATCTGTTCGTTCTCAAACACACCGTTCTTGATCAGAACCCAACCAAATCCAGTGTAATCAACAGTAAATGGTTTCCGACGCTTACTGATACCATCAACCATCTCATGATTCATCACACCACCATTGTTACGGAAGTCGTCTTCTTCCAACCAGTGTGCAACAGAGGTGGTACGTCCATCTTCAGTTGAATACCAACCTGCTGAGATTGGATGATCCTTTCCTTCAACTGTTTCACCGTTCTCATCAACTGCATCAGCGGGAAGTGCCAGATCAGCCAGTTGCCAGAACTTCTCAGTGGAGAAGACAATGTCACTGTCGATCCAAAGTTGATAATCATAATTCAACTTACCATCCCAGGGAATCTGATCAGGTCCACGGAGAACATTTGCACCCAAACACTTACAACGTGCAAAGTTCACCATCGAAGAGTAATCCTGACTAATCTGGATACTCATTCCATTCTGAACCAGATCAAATGCCAGCTGAAGGAAGTTCTTCAGAAAGGTATAAGAACATCCACGACCTGGAAGACAGAACACAATCGTCTTTCCACGCCATCGATCTTTAATTGCTTGATAATCCCAAGGATTCTCTTGAGATGCATTCTTCTTTGCAACAGGCTTTGACGCCTTCACAGTAAACCCCTTGGCCATTCAATCAATCTCCAACGAAAACAATGAATAAAGTTATTATAACAAACTTATTTATTTGGTTCAACCTCAAATTTTTACAGCCATCTTAAATGCGACACAGATCCTCAAACCTTCAAAGAACTTTGTTGTTGGTTCTCCCATGTGGGGAATGTTTGATTTAAAGTAAAGACCTTGATTTGGTACAAACTCTTTATAGATTGGATCTCGATCTTCTGGATAAAAGATTGTCTTACCACCCCACATTGGTTTCCACACGTCTGGACTGGCATGATACAAGAAAGTCCGTGAGATGTCCTTTGAATCGTCAATATGAACGTCACCAGATGTGCCGAAGGTGTTACCTCCAGCATACACTTTTTTCAGAATAAGGTCATCTCCAGTAACTTCCTTGATCTTATTAAAAACATGTTCAACAAAGAAGTCATCATCATCAAGTATCATCTCCCAATACAGAGGAGCAGAATGAACTGACGGCGTTTTTCTTGCCGAGGCGTGACCATATCCCCACTTCGGTCGTTGGAGATATTCAAAGAATGCTGTGTCCCAATCTTCCTTAGATAAGAAGTTGGGAAATGTTTGGACGATTTTCTTCTTCTTAACGGCCCTATTTTTCGCCGGTTTTTTCATAAGCCCTCAGACTCATCCTCATAATCACTCTCATCAATGCGACGAGACATGGGACTTGGAATCAACTGATAAGATAACTTATCTCTGAGTTGATTCACTCTCTCAACGTCATACTGTTGGAACTGCCCCCGTTTCTCAACGTGCTTATAATAATGAAGAGCATTCTGAATAATGGTGAAGTCTTCCATTGTGAGATCGAAGTTCATAATCAGTGAACCTGAGAACTTGTGTAATACTTCGTGTAACCCGGATAACGAGCCTCAAGAAACTGTCGAGCTTGAATTGGATTACGAGCTTCGACGATGACGTTATGAATTGCCGGAACTCCGACCTGACCCACACAGTGACCCAGATATTTCTTCATGGACATGGTCAATAACTCTCCTCTTCGAGTGTTTTGATTGTATCACATCTCTCATAAGAAAACCGAGAGTCTTGCAGTTCTTTACAGAATTCCCACACAGACTCAAACTTTTCTTTTGAGAGGTTATTCATCACACATTCTCTTTCACAGTAAACATGATAAACCTCTCCTTTACTTTCAATCATAGGTGAGTAATTGTAAGGATATCTTAGTTATAACATAAACACACACGGAGTGTCATAAAGTCTCTCTGAGAGGATCACAGAGGGGTCTCAGGGGTATTCTCTGTAAACATTGTTCTCATCATCATCCAATGACATTTCCACTTCTTCTTCGAGAATCCATGAGTTTTCACTCTCAAGAAACTCAACAACCTTATCGAATAACTCAGGGGGGAAATCATCAATGAACATTCCCCATGACCCAGGGTCTCCGTCTGGCTCCCAGGTACAGTACTTGATGTCATTCTGATACTCATAAAAAAGAAAGTCAAACATCTCAGATTGATCTTCTTCTGTTTGACAGTAAATCTTTAAGTTATTCAGTCTCATAAGTCGGGGGGTGGAACATGCAGTACTCGTTGAATGTAATCTTCATTTCCTTGTTAGTCAGGTTAGCGTGTCTGGCTGCTTTCGGGAGATTCCAACGGGCGGTGAATAACATCTCCATGGACTTTCTTGTTTCTGGTCTCATAAGTGCTTCGACATAGATTTACCTTCGTATACCTCAGAAATATTTTTATTAGAAAGATATTGTTCGCTCGAATTGTCACCTTTGTAGGTTAGACTTTTCGAAAAAAGTAGGGGGGGGTCATTATTTACCTTTACCCTTATAACCAACTAAGCCGGACACCCCGATATACTATAACAACGGAAAACGCTGTCCTTTCAGTATAACTATCCTGTTCTTATTTGTCAAGCCTGAGTGTTACTTTGTTTCACAA